GCATTGATGTAAGTTCCGGGCCATGTGGTTGAGTTGATTACTTCGTCGTAAACAGCATTGCTAATTGGTACGGCGCCGATATTAACGAGGATGTAAGCAGGAGCATCGCTGCGCCACTGCGTTGCATCGACTGACTTGACCATAACGGTCCATTCATCAGTATCAAATAGCGATGTCTCAAACCACTGCTGCTTTGCGTTGACGCCGCCGGAATACAACTCAATACCAACATCCCAAGTTTCAGAGGCACTGTTGTTCACTAATCCGCCTTGTTTGTAGCGAATTTCGTAGCCGACAACATCAGAGACAATGCCCTGGTCCCATGAGCCATAAAACGATAGTGGCAGCTTCCAGCTGAAGCGCTTTTGGCCGCTGTTGGTGTTCTCCACCACCGTGAACAAGTTCGGCGTAGGTGGAACAATCTCGTTGCGCTCTACGGTGTCGTAGATGTAGTCGCTGGGCTCTTCACCAAAAATTGCACTGGTAAATGCAACACGAATTTCCCAGTCGCCTGGTGCATGGAACGCGACTGTGTAATAGCCCGTTAGCGGAATGTCGCTCAGGAAGTACCAGCCGGAAGCATCCGGTGATTTCACGCCAGGGATGACGGTCGGCACGTTTGTCGGGAACGCCCACACGCGGTAGCCCGTGACGCGCTCGGGGATCGGACAGGTGCCTGCATCAACGATCAGCAGCTGCGTGCCATCGGGTTGGTTTTGGTGGCGGATGACCGCGTTATAGGTTGCGTCGCTGAGGTCGGGGATAGGCGTGAACGCATCAACGCTTACCGTGACCCAATCCGACTGGCGGCCAAGGCGATCGAAGCTGGCGACGCGGAACTGATACGAAGCAGTGAAAACGTGATCCGGCAGTGACACCGTGGCGTTGGTCGGGATGCTGACTTGCGCATCACTCCACTGCGTTGCATCGCTCTTGCGCCACTGATAGCGATAGCCGCGCACCAGCGTGTCATCAGCAAGGTTGCGCTGTGGTGCTCGCCACTGCGCTTCAATCTGCACGCGCTTGTTGCGGTAGAACAAGCCAGCGGTGAGATTAGTGACAACTTGCGGTGCCTGCAGCGTGAAGCGATCTTTGGGAATCGCAATCGGCAGGTTATTATCGACATAGCCATATTTGCTGCCATTATATTGCAGCGCTTCAACTTGGAAGATCAGCGGATCAACTTCAGAGATCGCAATAATGCGATACAGCGAAGCGATCTTAGCAGCCCATTCAAGCACCCATAGTGCATTTTCCTGAGATGTAACAATGCCATCACAGGTGACGACAGTGCGATCATTGACAGTGGCGTAGGACGTGACATTCAGCACTTGCAACTTGGGCTGTCTGACAACGCTGCCATCTGGATTGGTGATGGTCTCGCCGTTGGGAATCACCAGCGACAGGGTGTAGCTGATGGTCGGGTCGAACGTCAGCTGTGCATCGAGTGTCAGCTGGTTGCCGCTGATGCTCAGGATCCGCCCTGCAAGGCGTTGGCCTTGGCGCAGGGGGTCAGCGATCTGGATGACCTCTCCGACACTGCTGGCGAGGCCCTCGGCGGCGATGCGGAAGCTGACGGTCTCGGTCTCGTAGCGGTTGCTGAACAGCGTGTGCTTGGCTGCTCGCAGTGCTTGACCGCGTGAGGTGACACCGATCAGGCGCAGGTCGATCGGGTTGTAGCCAAGGCGCTGCAGCAGCTCATCATCCTGCAGGTACTCAACGACGCTGGAATAGGACTGCTGTGGGTCGTCCCAATTGGCGATGCAGACGGTCTTGCGAGCAGTGCGGGCGCTACTGCTATAGGTGAAACACGGCGACGTAACCTGACCGGATTCGTCGGTCTCTTGGATGACGTTCGCTTCGCTGAACTGCTGAACAGGAACTTGCGGGCGATCCTGCGTCAGATACAGACGATTGTCTGCGTAGTAGATCAGGCCACGGAAAACAGAGGCGAGTGAGTTGAGAACTTCAAAGACTGCGCCCGCGTTCTGCAGGTACACGTTGCAGGTGAAGCGTGGCTCGGTGCCACCTTGGCCATCGGGCACCATCTCATCGCAGTATTGCGAGATCGCGTAGAGATACCACGGATCAATCGCAAGCGTTGAAATATAACGCCGCACACCGAAGCGCGGGTTCAGCACAATGTCACGAAAGATCCAGGCAGGATTGTTTGTCCATGCAGTCTTGAACGTACCATCCCAAAGGCCGGTGTAGGTGCGCGTTGCAGGATCGTAGTTCTGCGGAACCTGTACTCGCTTGCCACGCAGGCGCAGGCTTACATCTGGGATGGAGTTGAACTGGCGTGCATCAACCTTGAGGCCAATGTGCGCGGTATTTGGGTAGGCAAACTTTTCGTCAACGATTTCTGTGTAGCTCTGCCAGATCGTGCCGTTCTGCAGGTAAGCGCTAGAGCTGTCTCCTGTTAGGCGTGTGACGCGAATAGCCCAAGGTGCAGTGCCTGTTAGGTCAAACTCATAGGCACGCTGGAACTCGCTATTGCTTTTGCCCGAGACCGTAGGTTCTGCGACAGTGACATAGGGGCCACTGTTTGCGCTAACTGCAATGCGATAGGCGACGCTAGTGCCAACAATGTCGCCTGTACTTTGATCTGTTGACTGTAGTGCGGCGTGAGCGATGACGACACGGCAGCGCTCTACGTCTGGATCGGTAATTGTGCGCGTAATCGGCCCACTTGCAACCGTGAGTGCAGCGCTAACTGCTACGGCGGTTTCAACCGTTGAGAACCCCGTCAGGGGTGTTTGCGTTTCGTCGGTGCCGGAACGGTAATCAAGCGTGTAGCCGGTGAAGTTGCTGCTACCGTCTGCATTTTGAATAGGCGTAGAGTCGAGATATGTATCTTTTTCGATGCTGTTGGGAAAGCCTTCAATCTCGCCCTCGGAGATTGCGTAGACCGTCTTGGCGAAGGCGGTGGAGAATAGGTTGTTAGCCGTTTCTACCGGCGTGCGCGTTTGCGCAACAACTGTTTGATTGACAGTGACGTTCTGTGAGCGCTTGCCGCCGCCAGCACCTTCAACGCGCAGGTCTTCCATTAGATCGAGTTCTGGATTTCAATGCCGAAGCTGAGCACCGCGAGCGAGCCGATCAGGCGTTCGCCGTAGAGCACAGGCACGACATCGCCCTGCGCTGTATTTGCGTTGCTTTTGTCGAACAGGGCACTTTTTTGTTGATCAGAGCGGTCAGATTCCGTAATGGATCCACCCACTCCGCTAACGCCTGGCATCTTGGGTGTTGGGGTT